GATGTCAAGGCCGAGGCGTTCCTGCACGACATGGACAGCGCGCCCGCTTCCGCGCTCCTCGACCCCGACGACTTCGCCGCGCCGAACCGCTTGCCGCAGCGGTTCGATCAACTCCGCTTCGATGCGGGCGGATTCGTGCGCACGTACACGATCGACGCGGTGCATCCGATCTATGCGCAAGTCTCGCTCCCGCTCCTCGTCGCCGAACTGAGGGCCAACTGATGATCCGACTCAGCGTGCTCGTTCTCATCGTCGCGTTCTTGATCCTGCTCCTCGCCTCGATCGGGCGCGGCCTCTTCAGCGGGGTGCTCGACCCGGTCGCCCTCGGCCTCGCCGTGTGGATCGCCGCGGTCCTGCTGAAAGAGTGGGGGCAGTGAATGTCGAGCCAGGTCGTGCGGCAGGCGTTCCAGAGCGAACTCGTCGCCGCGTTCCCGGCGGTGCCCTACTTCACGACGCTCGCCGTGCGCACCGACAACGAGGCATTGCCCGCGCTCTGGCAGTCGCTCGACTTCATCCCGGCGAGCGATGGGCCGATCTCCATCGGCAACCCCGCGTGCTACCGCGAGACCGGGGCCGCTCGAGCGCTCGTCGTCGGGCAGGCGGGCGCGGGCGAGGGTGCCGCGATCACGCAGGCCGAGGCGATCCGCAATCACTTCCGCCGCTGGGCCGTGCCCGCCGAGCAGATTCAGGTCGTGAACGTGTTGCCGCCGACCGCCGCGCCCGAATCCGATGGCCGATGGCTCGTGGTGGCCGTCGACATGAACTACCGCCGCGACTACTTCGCGTGAAAGAGAGGAGACCATGACCGCCGTTTCCGCCGATAGTGCAAGGCTCGCGATCGTGCGCGAGACCGGCTCGCCCAGCGCGCCGCCCACGACGCCCGCGTGGATCGTCGCCCGGATGACGGGCGAGGGCATCACGTTCGCCCCGACCACGACCGAGTCGGGCGAGCTCGATCCGTCGGGGCAAGTGCGCGATCAGATCTTGACCGGCGCGACATCGACCGGCCCGATCAACTTCGAGGTGAGCAATCACGACGCCTTCGAGGAGTATCTCGCGGCGGTCTTCGGCAACGATTGGGCCGCCGACGAACTGATCCCGGCCACGTCGCTCTTTCTGTACACCGTCGAGAAAACGTGGCAGCTCCCCGGCCCGCCCGCCGCCGAGAGTTATCACCGGTTCGCCAATTCGGCCTTCGCCGAACTCGCGCTCACGATCACGCCCGGTGAGCCGATCCGGGGCGTCGCGACCGTGAACGGCGGCCCGTTCGATCAGCAAGATACCGCGATCACCGGCTCGACCTATCCCGATCCCGGCACCGAGGCCGTGCTCACGCCGAACAACGTGCAAGTGATGATCGGCGGCATCCTCGGCGCGGCGTGCCTCGGCAACACGAGCCTGACGTTCAACAACGGGACCCGCGGGCGGCAGTGCGTCGGCGTGCTCGGCGAGAAAGACAAGGTGCGCGGGCGATTCGTGTGCACGATCGCCGCGCAGATCTACTATCTCAACGACGAGCCGGTGCTCGCGCTCATCGGGCGCGACGAACTGGCGGTCTCGGTCGAGATCAAGAACGACGCGGGCGACACCGAGTATCTCTTCGAGTTTCCCCGGTGCAAGTTCATGCAAGGCGTGCCGGTCGCCGGCGGCACCGGGCAGGATGTCGTGATCGACTCGCAGCTCCGCGCGCTCTACGACGCGACGCTCGGCTACACGTGCAAGGTGACGCGCCTCGCCGCCGGTCCATGAATCTCTTCCAGAAATACGAGACCGACGCCGCGCTCGAGCGCGACGGCGTCGAGGTGACGATCGAGGGCGCGGTGTTCCAATTGCGCCGCGCGGGCGGCGGCAATCGCCGCTTCGCCTATGCGTTCGGGCGCGCCGCCGACCGCTATCGCGCCACCGTCGAGGAGATCAACGCGCCGGGAAAGAGCATCGACGATCCGGAGCACGCCGAGCGGGTGCTCGATCTCGACGAGCGGTGCACGCAAGAGGCCTTCGCCGAGGCGGTCGTCACCGGGTGGCGCAACGTGGACGGGCGCGACGGCGCGCCGCTCGAGTTCTCGCAAGCGGCCTTCCTCGATCTCGTGCGGAGTTGCCCCGACGTGTGGGCCAAGATCAGGACCGCGGCGACGAGCGTCGAGACGTTCCGGAAGGACGGCCACGCGCTGGGAAAGTTCTAGTGTGGTGGCACGAGTGGGGGCCATACGTTGAGCAACTGCAGAAGCAGGCCGAGCAGGGCAAGACCGTCCCGGCCCTCGCGAACCGCCCGCCGCTCTGGCCATGGCTGCAGGCCGCGTGCGACTGCTATGCCGATCTCGGGGGAAGGCTCGATTGGTTGCGCGTGCACCTGTGGGCGATCGCCCACGGCGAATCGCCCGTCGACCTTTGGCTCATCCTGCGCACTGCGGCTGAAGAGGTGAACGAATGGCAGGCCCGACGACAAACCCTCGTCTCCCGCCACAGCGCGCCAACCCCAACATCCCGATCGAGCGGGAGTTGATCGAGGTGGCCAAAAAAGACTATCAGTCGGTCGGGGCGCAGCTCGCGCTCGGCGACACGGCGGAACAGGTCCGCGCGGGCGCCAAGGTGACGCACCGGATCGTCGACGGGTCGGAGACCAAGACCATCGAGGAATGGGAGCGCGACATCCGCATCCTATTCGTCGACGCCGCCGTGATGATCCGCGCGCTCAACGACGCATGGCGCGAGATCCTCACCATCGCGCGCACCAAGTCGGGGTTCACCAAGGCCCACTTCGAAGTGTGGCAAGTGAGCACGGCGAAGTACATGGCCGCCGTCATGAAATCGCCCTCGGGCGTGCGGGCCGAGGCAATCGACGACAGCACCGAACTGATGGTCGTCGGGCCGCGCGTCGCCTGGACCCGTAAATACCGCTATCTCTTCGGCGTGGGCGAGGCCACGCGCTTCCGCAAAAGCTATGACCGGAAGAGGAAGCAGAAGAAACTCGTGCCGGTATCGATCCATCAGGCGGTCGTGCGCATGATGAAACTCCGTTACCGGTTCTTGCGCATCGACGATTCGTGGGTCGACGTGGCGAACGTGAACCCCGGCGGGCACGTGCCCGTGGTGCGCCTGCCGACGGTCACGATCCGGGGGCCGTCGCGTCGCGGCGCGGTGCTTCACTAGATGGCCGACACCCTCACCCGGATCTATGAGTTGCAGGTAAAGCTCGCGCAGGCCTCGCTGCAGCAATTGCGCGCGCTCACGCAACTCGCCAAGGCCGCGTCATCGAGCCTCGGCGAACTCAACGACATGGCGAAGAATCTCGCCGGGAATCTCGGCGGGGCCTTCACGGCGGGCGCCTTCATCGCCTCGGTCAAGGGCGCGCTCGAGGCGGTCGACCAACTCAACGCGACCGCCGAGCGGGCGGGCATCGCCGTCGAGGAGATGAGCAAACTCGCCTACGCGGCGGGGCAGGCAAACACCGACGTGGGCGAGCTCGCGACCGGCCTCAAGGAACTGCAGGGGTCGATGGTCGAGGCGAGCAAGGAGGGCAGCAAGGCCAACAAGATCTTCACCGCCCTCGGCGTCGATCCATCGGGCAAGGGCGCGACCGAGGTGCTCAAGGATCTCGCCTCGCAATTCCAGAATATCGAAGACCCGGCGCTACGCACCAAGGTCGCGGTCGATCTCTTCGGCAAGAGCGGGCAAGCGCTCATCCCGTTCCTGATGAAAGGCGGGGAAGAGATTGAGCGGCTCATGAAGCGATTCGAGGACATGGGCCTCGTCGTTTCCGAGGATGCCGCCAAGAAAGTCGACGAGTTCAGCAACAGCATGAAGGATTTGCGGGCCGTCCAGCAGAAAACCTATCAGGACATCGGCGTGGGACTCGCGCCCGCGCTGACGCAACTCGCCAACGCCTTCGTCGATGCGAAAAAGAACGGGGCCGACTTCAAGGAGCTGGGCGAAGGCCTCGGCGTGGTCTTCAAGGGCGTCGCGATCGTCGCCTATGGTTTCTATAGCGCGCTCACGCTCATCGGCAAGGCGATCGCGGCGATCAGCACCATCAACGCACCGGAAGACATCCCGCGCGCGCTCGAGGAGTGGAAGCGCGACGCCGAGGACGTGGCGGCGGCGCAGACGGCCTTCAATGACGCGCTGATGAAAACCCCGCCCGCCGCCACCGAGGCGGCGAAGAGCACCGCCAAGGCGACGGTCGATCAGGTAAAGCTGCGCGACGCCGCCGCCGGCACGAAGGAACAGATGGAGAAGGAGGAGAAGGCCCTCGCGGCCTTCGCGAGACGCCTCGGGCAATTGCAAGAGGCCTTGCTGAAGTTCCACGCCCCGCAGGAGCAGATGAGCGAATACGCGAAGATCCTGCGCGAGATCGAGCGCGGCGAACTCAAGGTCACCGCGGCGCAAAAGGAACGCCTGCTCGTGACCGCGCAGCAACTCGACAAGCAAAAGGAACTCACCAAGGCACTGCAAACGCAGCAGGACATCGACGAGGCCCTCGTGCGCGCGCAGAGGGCGCGCACGCAACGACTCTATGGCGACACGCCCACCGCGCAGATCGAGAAGATCCGCACGCAGATGAGCGAGATCGAGGACGATCTACTCAGCTTCGAGGAGCAGTCGCCCGAGCAGATCGCGAAGATGCAAGAGGCGTATGCCGGTCTTCAAGACAAGCTGAAGCAACTCACCGAGAAAACGCTGCCGAAGCAAAAAGACATGTGGGACGAGCTGCGCGCCTCGATCGAGGGATGGTCGCGCGACGCGACCGACGCCGTGCTCGACTTCGCCCTCGGGGCCGAGAGCAACATCGGCAAGATGGTCGAGAACGTGCTGCGCCAGTTCGCGCGGCTCGCGATCCAGCGGCAGATCTTCGACCCGCTCTTTAAGCAATTCGGGCAGATGATCCCCGGCGGCACGCCGACGGTCGGCGGCGGCGGCGGCGTGGGCGAATTGACCGCGCAGGGCGCGGCCTTCAACGCGGGCGGCAATATCCTCCCATTCGCGCGCGGCGGCGTGGTGCGCAGGCCCACCCTCTTCCGCTTCGCGAGCGGCACCGGCCTGATGGGCGAGGCTGGACCCGAGGGCATCTTGCCACTCGCGCGCACCGCCTCGGGCGAACTCGGCGTCAAGACTCAAGGCGCGGGCACCGTGGTGAACATCAACAACTACTCGAGCGAACCCGCGAAAGTCGAGCGCACGCGCGGGGCCAACGGACAGGAAGAGATCAACGTGATGATCGGGCAGGCGGTCGAAAACCATTTCACGAGCGGCAAGATGGACCGAATCATGTCGACGACTTACGGCGCGCGCCGGCAGGGGCATTGAGCGATGGCCGATATCGATTGGCCGACCGATCTCCCGCAGTGCGCCGACTCGTGGAACGAGCAGGCGCAACCGGTCACCGTGCGCACCCAATACGACACGGGCAGGCCCGCCGTGCGCCGCCGGTTCACTGGCACGATCAGGAACATCGAAGTGGTGATGACGATGTCGTGGGAGCAATTCGAGGCCATCCGCGATTTCTTCGACATCGATCTGCGCGGCGGGGTCGATTTCTTCAACTTCGTCCACCCCTACATTCAAGAGTCGCAGGAGTTCCGGATGCGCGAGGCCCCGCGCCTCACGAGTCAGGGTGCGCTCGCGATCACGGCCTCGATGAGCTGGGAACAGATGCCGCAACCGCCCGAGGAGATGCTGCTCGGCGGATTCAGCACGGGATTCGACGGAGGATTCGGATGACACGGCGAACGATCGAGGATCTCATCACGCAGGTCAACAACTCGCTGCCCGACAACAATAGCGGCGCGATCCGGCCCGCGGATGTAAGAAATGCCATACGCGATTTTCTCGACACCGTCACCCCCATGTATGGCGGTCTCTCGATCACTTCGCGCACGCAGTCGATCAACACCACGACGCCATCGACGCTCGTCTTTCAGAATTCCATGGCCTCGTTTCCGCCGGAGTGGACGACCGACCCCGCCGCTGGCACGCTCGCGCGGCAGCTCGGGGGCGTCGCCGCGATGACGAGCCGATTTACGCTCAACGGCGAGGTGGCGGGTTCGACAAACGGCGACGTGACGATCGAACTCATGCGCAACGGCGTCGGCACCGGGTGGAAGGCGAACGTGGCGACGCGCGGCACGGCGAACTTCGTCACGTTCGTGTTGGATGCCATCGACTACGTGACCGCGAACGCGACCTATTCGCTCAAGGTGTCGACGCGATTCACCGACAGCTATGCTTGGCAAAACGTCCAGTTCATCGGGATCAACGTGCCGGTGCGCTCGGCCACTCAGCCGCCCGGTGTGAGATTGGCCTAGTCCATGCCGCGCGCCTTCACGCCCCGCACCGTTCGCGAGATCGCGCTCCGCGAGTCGGGCGAGGCCTATCTCCTGATGGCGACGATCACGCACCCGGAGATCCCCGACGGGGTGCTGCGCGTCGTCAACAACACCGAGCCGATCGTGTCGCGCGGGGAAACCTTCGAGGCGCGCGGATTCCTGTGGGCACTGCCCGAGGATGCCGACGATGCCGGCGGCGAGATCGACTTCGGATGGGACAACATCGATCAGGCGACGACCGATTGGCTTCGCAGCATCACCACGCCGCCCGACATCGTGATCGAGGTGATCGGCGCGAGCGACCCGGACGTGGTCGAGCTCGCGGTGGGCGATCTGCAGTTGCGCGGCGCCTCGATCGATGCCTCGCGCGTGATGGGCAAGCTCATGCACGAGGATGTCATGAACTACCGCTATCCGGCGGACATCTATAGCCCCGAGGAATGGCCGGGTCTCTACTAGAGTCGATGCGCGGCTTTATCGGCGTGCCCTACGTCTCGGGCGGGCGCGACCCCGGCGGGTGGGATTGCTGGGGCGTGGTGCACTACGTGAGCCGCCACGTCTTCGATCGCGAGTTGCCGAGCTATGCCGACTACAACGACGCGAGCGAGCGCGACGAGGTGGGGCCGATCTTCCAGCGCGAGGCCCTCGTCGATTGGCTGCCGGTGTCCGAGGAGCAACCGGGCGACGTGGTCGTGTTCCGGATCTTGGGACTCCCGACGCATTGCGGCCTCGTGATCGATCCGCCGCTCATGCTGCACTGTCTGAAGGGCCGCGCGACCGTGCTCGAGTCCTACCGCGCCCTTCTGTGGCGCAACCGCATCGAGGGTTTCTACCGGTGGCCGATGGCGGCGCGCTGATCGTACCCGCCACGACATTCCCGCACGGCGGCGGCAGGATCATCTTGCGCCCGCATCTCTTGAGCGATCGCGGCATGATCACGCGCGAACTGCCGCCGGGGCACACGATCTTAGAGATCCTGGATCTCATCCCGTGGCCGGAAGACAAGCACGATCGCACGGCGGTCTTCGTGAACGGCATCCCGGTCGAATATCGCTACTGGCGCTATGTGCGTCCGAAACCGCACGCGCATGTCCTGGTCGCGGTGCGGATGCACGGCGGCGGCGGCGAGGGCGGCGGCAAGAACATCTTCGCCCTCGTGGCGACCATCGCGATCGCGGCCTTCGCGCAATGGGCAGCTCCCGCGCTCCTCGGCGCGGGCGCGAGTCCATTCGCCATCGGCGCCCTCAAGGCCGGGATCATGATCGTGGGCGCGCTCGCGATCAATGCGATGTTCGCACCCTCCCGCGCGGGCAATCTCGGCGCACCGACGACGCGGCCCGCCGAGACGCCCGGATACGCGCTCACCGGGCAATCGAACCAGGCGACGCCCTATCAACCCTGCCCGCGCGTCTACGGCACGCACCGCATCTTCCCGCGCGTGGGCGCGCAACCGGTGCCGCGCAACCGCGCGGGCGTGCAATACCTGCAGATGATCCTCGATTGCGGGTACGGGCCGCTCGCGTTGACCGATCTTCGCATCGGCGAGACGCCGATCAGTCAATACGCGGGCGTGCGCGTCGTGACGCACCCGAACTTCGTCGCCGGTAACGCGCTCTCGATCTATTCGGGCGACACGTTCCTCGAGTCGCTCGCCTTCGCTCTGGCGCCGAGCGTGCCGGTCACCGCGCGCACCCGATCGGACGCGCGCGAGGCGATCCTCGACTTTTTCTTCCCGCGCGGCCTTGCGTTCTTCACCGATCAAGGCGACCCGACCAACGCGGTCGCCGAGATCGCGGTGCGCGTGCGCAACATCACGAGCGGCGGGGCATGGCTCAACTACACGGCCTTCCCGGTCGACATCCAATTCGGGCGCGCCGTCGTGGGCAGCACCGTCGACGTGACCTACGACGTGCACGGCGGGATCGCGCTCGCGTGGGTGAATAGCTTCGGCGACGGCGAATGGGGGCACTTTCAAATCCCGGCGGGCACGACGAGCCTGATCTTCCTCAATCAAGTCGCCTATACCGCCTCGCCGATCACGCCGGGATTCGTGCCGCCGGTCGGCAGCGCGGCGCAGATCGCGGGCTATTGGTACACGGTCACCGCCTCGGCGAGCGACATAACTGGGGGCGGGCACATAACGATCTCGCCCGGAATCATCGAGACGATCGAATCGCTCACGCAGACCGCGGCGCAACCGCCGGAACCCGTCGCGCAGATCTATATCTACGACAGCACACAGCCGACCATCTTCTTGAAGCACTTCAGGATGCAAGGCGCGACGATGCAGCCGACCACTTTCTCGATGAGAGTGATCCTCGACGCCGTCGCCGAGTGGGAATTCGAGGTGACGCGCATTCACTCGGTGGCGACGAATCGACTCGTCAATGATCTCTCGTGGACCGGCCTGCAAAGCATCAACCCGACGCAAGCACCGCTCGCGCCCGTCAAGCCGCACACGGTCATCGAGATCGAAGTGCAAGCCACCGATCAACTGCAGGGCGTTTTGGCGAACGTGTCGTGCCTCGCCACGTCGCTCCTCGCGATCCCGACGGCGACCGGTCCCGGCGCGGTCGTCGCGACGGGCAACAACGCGGCGATCGTGATCGATATCCTCACGGGCACCGGGAACCCGCGCCCGCTCGCCGCGAGCCGCATCGATTGGGAACGCTTCACCGAGTGGTACGACTTCTGCGAGGATGATCCGCCCGACGGCACCGCCGCGCCGCGCTGCCGGTGCGACACGGTCGTGGATCAACGCACGACGGTGCGCGAGCTGATCGATTCCATCTGCTCGGCAGGGCGGGCGACGCGCACGATGCGCGATGGCCTGCACTCGGTCGTGCTCGATCAGCAACGGCCCGCCCCGGTGCAAGTCTTCACGCCCGCGAACTCGTGGAATTTCTCGGCGACCCGCGCCTATCCCGATCCGCCGCACGCGCTCAAGGGCCACTATGTCGAGCCGGCGGCGGAATGGGGCGAGCGCGAGGTGATCGTCTATCGCGACGGGTACGACGAGACGACCGCGACCATTTTCGAGGAGCTGCAACTGTACGGGATCACGAGGAGCGATCAGGCCTATCGCGACACGCGGTATTTCATGGGGCAGGCGATGCTCCGGCGCGAAGAGGCGGAACTCGAATGCTCCATCGATAATCTCGTGTGCCTGCGCGGGGATCTCGTCGCCGTGGCGACCGACGTGCTCAAGGTCGGCGGCACGGGCACCCTCGTGCAGACGGTGCTCTCGTCCACGGTCTTCACCGTCACCGATCCTTTCGACGCGACGGGCGGCCCCTATGCGGTGCGCTGCCGCGACGCCGACGGCATCCTGCAGGCACCCGTCGCCGCGGTCCCGCTCGATGAGCGCACGTGGGACACGTCGCCCACGGCGCACAACGTCGAGGCGGGCAACCTGATCGTGTGGGGCGAGGTGGGGCGCGTGACGGGCGATTACATTGTCAGGGCCGTGCGCCCCGGTCCCGACTTCACGGCCCGCCTGGAACTCGTCGAGGATAACCCCGACGTATACGCGCTCGAGACCGAGCCGATCCCGCCCTACACGCCGCTTCCGGGCACGCCCACGGCGGAATCCTTGCCGCAACCCGCCGCGACCACATTCGTGACGGTCGCTTACAACGGGCGGCGACCGGTCGGGACCGTCAACATCAATTGGTCGTGGATCGGGCGCGGGAACGTCGAGCTCGTCGCGCGGCGCGTGAGCACGACCGCCGCCGCCGTGCCGCTCGGCTCATCGACCACGTCGCCTTTCCCCGCCGACGGCGGCATCGACCTGATGGCGGTCCCGGTCCCGAGCGAGACGCGCACCTATGAGGTATGGGTGCGCAACCCCGCGACCGGCACCCGCTCCGACCCGATCACGATCACGGCGACCGTGCCGCACTATGCGCCGCTCGTGCCCGCCGACCCGACCAATTTCACGGTCGTGCAGACCGAGGCCCGCACCGACTTCGATTGGGACCATCTGGCCGACACCGATCTCGCGCACTACGAGGTGCGCTGGGGCGCGGCGGGCGCGACCTGGGCGACCGCCCTCACGCTCGCGACGATCAAGGCGAGCGCGCTCACGTGGCAGGCCTTCGCCGCCGGAAGCTATCAGGCCCTCGTGCGCGCGGTGGACGTGTGGGGGCAGCTCTCGAATGCGGCGACCGTCGCGGTCACGATCTCGCCGCCGCGCACGCCGACCGGCCTCGCGTTCACGTTCAACCGCGAGGAAGTGATCATCGCGTGGACCGAACCCGACCCGACGAATCGCTACTCGATCTTGTCCTATGACATATGGCGCGGGCCGAGCACGCCCGACACTGCGGTGGGGCAGTCGAAAACGACGGTGTTCAATTTCTTCGCGAACTGGGGCGGCGCGCGGCGATTCTGGATTCGCGCACTCGACATCGCGGGGAACGCGGGCGCATTCGCCCCGATCGACATCACGATCAACGCGCCCGTGATGGTCGGCGTTACCGCGGCGGTGATCGACAACAACGTGTTGCTGAGATGGCAGGCGGTCGCGGGCGAGTTGCCGATCCGCACCTATCATCTCTATAGCGAGAACGTGGGCGCGCTCACGCTCGAGGCGCGCCGCGCTTCGCCGCTCCGGTCCCGCTCGCCCGCGCTCGGGCGGCGTCGCCGGTCGACCCGCACGCCCGATGAGGCCTTGCGGGACGGCGTGCGCACGATCCCCGGCACCGCCACCTATCTCGGGACCAATGACACCGAGTTCGCGAGCATCTTCGAGCGCAGCTCGGGCCTGCGCCGCTACTACGTGCAGGCCGAGGACACCGCTGGCAATCTGAGCAACGACGTATTTGTCGACGCGCAGATCAACGAGCCGCCCGACTTCGTGCTCTATGCCGAATATGTGCACTTGCCATTCGAGGAAACGGTCGTCACCAATGCGCGCGACTATGCGACGCTCGACCCCTACTCGCGGGCGGTCGCGCTCGCACCGCTCAACCTGACCGAGACATGGGCGGGGCACTATTCGAGCCATAGCTGGGCGACGCCGCAGGCGCAGATCGACGCGGGGTTCCCGATCTACGCGCAACCGACCGAGCTCGACGCGGTGCTCGAATGGGAGCACGACATCGGCGTGGTGCTCGCGCAGGCCAATGTCGTCATCAACCCGGTGATCTACGTCGAGTCGCTCACGGTCGCGTGGGAAGCGGACATCGCGGTGCGCGAGACCACGGGCGACCCGTGGCGCGAAGTGACCGACGCGGTGAGCTGGACGACGAACGACGTGCGCTATGTGCGGATTCGCCTGCGCATCTCGAGCACCGACGACAAGGGCCTCGTGGCCGTCGACTCGGTGCACGTGGATCTCAGCTTGAAGTTCAAGACCGACACCGGCACCGCGCACGCGAACGCGAGCGACACAACCGGCACGCCGATCGCGTTCACGCGCGCGTTCTATGATGTCGAGGCGATCACGTGCCAGGTGATCAACTCGTCGATTCCGCTCGTCTCGGTCATTGACTTTGTCGATGCGCCGAATCCGACCGGGTTCAGCGTCTATTTCTACAATCTCTCGGGCGTGCGCCAATCGTGCGATTTCTTCTGGACCGCGCGCGGAGTGTGATGCCATGGCCGCCGACTTCAATCATCCGATCACGACCGACGCCTATCTCACGTTGCTCGACGAGATCCGGGCGCAGAGCGCGCTCAATGCGCAGATGTTCGCGGGGAGTCTCACGGGCGTCACCAATCTCCCGACGGGCACGATCCGGTGGAACCCGACGAGCAAGATTTTCGAATCGTGGAGCGGTAGCGCGTGGGCCGCGCTTTCGGACGTTTACCACATCATCGTTGATAGCGTAAGCAATCCGGGCGTCATACCGGATGGCACGCTGGCCGCGCCCGGCTTGCGCTTTGCGCTCGAGCTCGGATCCGGACTCTACCGGGCCGGCGCGTCCGACGTGCGGCTAGCGATTGCGGGCGTGGATGCGATGCAAGCGAACGGCGCCGACGGGACGCGCTTTACCTATGCGGGTGACGGGTCTTCAATCTCATTCACGCGGAGCGGTAGCCTAATCGGCCGTCTCATGGCAAC